TGAGTCACGACTAATGCAATCGAAGGAGTCATAGATACCTTCTGACTTCTGTAAGTCAGGGTACTTGGTGTCCATCAAGAATAAGAATAGATCAATCTCTTTCATCAGTCATCCAATTCTTATGGTGTATGGAACTGCTCTTAAAGTGTCGTTGAAGATACGCAACTAATTGCTTCTCAGTATCTGAGCTAATGTATACACCGCAATCGCATTGAAAAGTAAAGGTTACTGCCACGGGTTGTCACCGCCCAAGCCATTCTGTATCTTGCGTAGTGCGCTGGTACATCTACGATCTGCAGTAGATACTGCACACTCTAGTAGGTGTGCCACCTGTTGCAAGGTAAGTCCTTCGTGGTAGCGCATACGAAGTATGGTCTGATCTTCTACTTCAAGCTTTAAGTATGAACGCTTCACATCAATCAGGGTAGCAAGTAGGTTGCCACCTTCTGCTGGAACGCTAGGTTTCTTAGGTGAGCCATCGTTGATAAGGTTCTGAGCTTGCTCTAGTACCGTGTCATCTACAATGGATGCGATAACGTGAGGCAATACCTGTGCGATCACAGCTGTATCGTAGAAGGCTTCATCACCTGTGCGATAGCCAGACTTAGCTGCCTTCTCTTTACGAGAGTAACGCTCAGCAGTACGCTTCATCTGCCACGCAATACGCTTCTCGTTAATGACACGCTGAACTGCGTTAGGTTCGTTGAGCATATCGTCGAACTGATTACCACGAGTAAGCGCCCAAGCAAGGCACTCTTGTAGTACATCATCTCGCTCTACATACCCACGAAACCTACGAGCTACAGCACTAGCAACGCTAGGTGCTATGTCATAGATAGACTTGTGCAGTTCACCCACGTTCAGTCTCTTCTACCTCTGGCCACACGCCATCGAGTACCATCATTGCAATAGCTGAGTAGTTCAGTAGATCTAAGAATGAATCACGCAAGGACTCGTTGCTTGGCTGAACGCCTGAGTCTAGTAGGTTATTGATGCGAGCTATCTTGTCCCACATACGTACACGCAGACCATTAAGTGGTCCACCTGGTGAGTGAGCAATGTTCTTTGGGCCGTAGTCGTGATGCTTACGTACCAGTAGGTTGCCTGCTGCATCCATAATGCGCCAGACATCAGCGACGAAAGCATCATTTATCTTGTCGGCGTAGGCCGAAGCAGTATAGTCTCGGTTGCCATATCCACTTCGAGGATCTGGAAGCCCATATGCTGCAAAGTCTGTATCATCTGTAGCCATTCGTCTCTACTCATCCTTCTCACCTAGTAGCAAAGCCTTCGTTGCATCTAAACCTTTGGTTAGATAGAAGTCATTGATGTCCATTGATGGGGGTAATGTTACTATTCTGCTGTTAGTAATCTCTTGCGCGACACGCTTGGCGAACTCAGCTCCTGGGTTGGTGCCATCTTCCTTGATGTCATTATCACCGATAACAAATACTGTGTCGTAACCAGTAAAGAGCTTGACAAAGTGTGGCTTCCAAGCTTGTACCCCAGGAACACCTACTGCTGGGATACCTACTAGACCAGACAAGACCACGCTATCTAACTCACCTTCACATACTGCAATGAATGACGAGTCAATAGTTATATCGCTGACGTTGTACAGGTGCGCCTTCTGCCCTGCTGGAGATCCATACTTAGGCTTGCCGTCATCTAACCTGCGAAATTTATAGCCCACGCAGATATCATTAACTGTCATATATGGGATAGACAACCAGCCTTTGTGCATCTCGTGACCATTGATAGGATCTGTTACTGTACCCAACAAAAACTGTTGGGCAACAGCATCAGATATCCCACGTTCTTCGAGATAACTTAGAGCCTCTGCGCTTATGTTTTGGCTGTAATGTTTGGCCGCTTCCGTCAACGATTTCGATTGCGCGATTGAGGGCATCCTTAAACTCCAAGTTCTCTATGTGCATAACAACATCTACTGAGCTGCCACCCTTACCGCAGGTGTGGCAGAAGTATAGGTTGTCATACGTATTCATTACAGCACTACGTCTGCTGTCTGTATGTATACAGCAACGAACCGCTGCTGACTTACCTTCTCTTACTTCTCCACCGTAATAGGAAACAATAGTTCCTATGGGGATTGAAGTTGCATCAACGGAGTTCTTTCGTTTGCTCGCTTTATGTACCCTGGACCAGTCTTGTGCTGGCATACGCACCCCTTAAAATCACACTTGTCGTGCCAATGAGCTGAACGTTTGTAGTGAGCAAGCGTGTTCTCTTCTCCGCCTTTAAGACAGTTCTGGCAGATCATTGTTCTACTACTTCATCTGGTTGGTATTCCTCTGTTGCTTCTTCAGCATCAGCTTCTACGATTGCTTCATCAACTGGTACAACTTCTGGTACGAGTATCTCTGATGTGGTGATGTGACCTTGTGGTACTGCCATTATTCTTTCTCCTTTAACCATTGTGCTAGGTCCTGAATGACCCAGGCTTGATCTATTGAAGCGTTGCGACGCTTAACTACAACATAAGACAGTGGCACTTCCCCAATACCACGAGCCTTAGCATAGTTAAGCGCCTCAACTTGAGCTTCTCTCCAGAACTCAGGCAAGGAAAGTGTCTGCCTGTTCTTGAGTTCAAGGATATAGGTTTCTCCAGATACGATAACAACCATATCTCCCTCATCCTTTGCCCCAGCCTTAGTCAAACGTTCTGCCATTACGCCTTTACCGCGTAACCATTTCATCACGTCTGTCTCAAACTGAGAACCTTTGCGTCCGTTCTTATTCGCCATTGAGTATCAAACTTTCCATAGAGTTAAGGTGTGCAACTGGTACATACCAAGTTCTATCATTGTATCTCCACTCATCACGCTTGCATTCAGAGCCAAGCTTCCAACCTAAAGCTTTATACTCAGGGCCTTTCCAATCAGGTCCAACCCTTCGTATCTTATGGCATAGACCATCAGACATCAGCACATATACAAGGTTATCATTATCTCTGGACGAGTAACGCATTCCCCTTACTGGTGGAAACGAGTAACGGATCTCTCCAAATCCTGGAATGTCAAGCTCTGACTTCCATTTATTGTAGTGTGGAGTGAAGTCATACTTACCGACCATACGTGCAAATGCAAGTTCCGATCCTGCACACACAACGTGCTGCCACATTTCCCATAGGTCACCCTCTGAGTAATTAACATTCTTTGTTGGGTCACCGAAGTATGGCTTCTGTCTTTGGTATCCAACTTCAACACAAAGAGCTTCCTCTTGTATTGTTAAAGCGTAGTTACATAGCACCATACATACTTTCCTGTTCACTGGCGCGAAGATAAGGTCTAAACTGTGCATCCTCATCATTTATCTGGCAAGAACCAAAGTTCACAAACAGCGATGCCCATTGTGAGGCATCTGCAAAGTGTGGACCAAAGCGGTTCTTGACTGATGCTACCCTGAGTAGACCCTGTGTTGGATCATACCCAAGCGTAAGCATTAAGCTCGGCAGTTGATTCACCTTTCCGTGGATCGCACGTCTAGGTGGTGGCATCATTGGAGAACCATACTCACTCTGTTCGCTCACGTGATGGAGTACAAGCACACAAGCTTCAGTCTTACGTGCCATATCGTGTAGCTCCATCATAATTGCACGAAGTCCAGCCCACTCATTATCTGTTTCGGCTGCCACATTCATTAGGTTATCTATGACAATTAGCTCTGGCATTACACCATAAAGTTCGACATAGGCTTTAATTTCCATCTCGATATCATCGAGAGACGGACTGGAATCAAAGACCCATTGGATGTGAGAAGCTTCAGCCAAATAAGGATCGTAGTAACGCTGGTCCCTATTAATATTGCTTTCAACAGTCACCTGTGTGTGACCTGAAAGATGAGCAGCAGTACGAATCATTACTGTTGCTGTGTCTGTATCAGCAGAAAAGAATAACGTTGGAACCTGTGCTTTGATTGCGTAGATCAATGCGAACATTGACTTACCAGCATTAGGTGCAGCTGCAACCATACAGACTTGGCCACGACGGAACTTAATAGATTGCTTAACTAAATTTTTCCACACGTCAGGTAGCGGTGTGGCTTTAGTAGTCACACCACCCCAAGCACGGGATAGGTTAAGCACTCTGCTCCTCTTCCAATGTTATTCGTCGTTCTTTACGTATCTTCCTGCGGTCAC